GATCTCCAACTACACCACCAACGAGCTTAACGAGTCTACCCTGCTGAACGCGATGATCGCGATCCGCACGAACTTCAAAGATCAGGCTGGTCTGAAGGTGTTCGCGCGTGGCCGCAAGCTGATCGTCCCGGCGGCTCTGGAACCGGTTGCTATCCGCCTTACCAAGACGGAACTGCGTCCGGGTACTGCGGACAACGACGTGAACGCGATCATGATGACCGCCGGTGGCCTGCCGGAAGGTTACATGGTCAACGACTTCCTCACGTCGGCGTCGGCTTGGTTCCTTCTCACCAACATTGACGGCCTCTCCTACATGGAGCGTGTCAAGTTTGAGACGGATATGCAGGTTGACTTTGTGACCGATAACCTTCTGGTTAAGGGTTACGAGCGTTATAGCTTCGGCTACTACAACTGGCGTTCCATCTACGGCGCTATCCCGTCGTAATTTTGACAGGGCGGGGGCTACGGCTCCCGCCTTTCATCTAGGCTAATTGATCTTGTAGACCGGCCTAGCGGACGCTGCACAGACTACAAGATCGCATCGTGCAGGAGGGCCTTATGGGCGCTACTACGTTTACTGGTCCGATCAAGGCCGGTAACATCCTGAACACGAGCGGCACCACTCTTGGCTCGGACGTTACTAACGTCGGCTATGTGGTGATGGCTCAGTCTTCGGCTGTTACGCAGGCTTCGGGCGCGACCTCCATTGTGATCCCCGCCAACAGCCAGATTCTTTCCATCAGCGTCATGGTGACGACTGCTTGGGATGGCGTTGCCACGACTTTTGGCGTTGGCACGACGGCTTCGGCTACGTTCCTGACGGCTGCTGGCGCGCTTGACGGCGTTGCTGTTGGCCCGCTTTCGGCGACTCCGGGCACCGACGCTACCCGCGCTGGCAACTGGAATGACGTTGGCACCACGGATCGCAAGATCGCTGTGACTTCCACCAACACCGGCGCTGGCGTCGGCGTTATCACTGTTACCTACGTTCAGGCGCGCAACCTGACGGCGTAAACTAGCCATTGGAGGCTATCATGAAGGGTCGTAATGCTCGCAAGACCGGTGGCGTTGTGATGAAGAACAGCGCGCCGACCGATGTGTACGCTGGCGCTAACTCGGAAGTCGTGAAGGAAGCCAAGGGCGGCACCAACGGCTTCAAGAAGGGTGGCAAGGCTATGGGCAAGGTCCATGGCGAGGCTGCTAAGATGAACGCTGGTCGCAAGCCCCGTAAGGCTGGCGGCGGTGTGTTCTCGTCTGCCGCTTCGGGCTCGCCCCGCAAGGCAAGCTCCCATTACTGAGTAAAGCTCCCATTCAGTAGTGGGAAACGGGGGCCATTGCGCCCCCGTTTTACTAGGAGGATACGATGCCCGGCGCATGGACACGCAAAGAAGGCAAGAACCCTGAAGGCGGTTTGAATGAGAAGGGCCGCGCGTCTCTCCGCGCCCAAGGCCATGACATTAAGCGGCCCCAGCCAGAAGGCGGCTCCCGCAAAGATAGCTTCTGCGCCCGGATGACCGGCATGAAGCGCAAGCTGACTGGCTCGGCTAAAGCTGCCGATCCTGACAGCCGTATCAACAAAGCCCTCCGTAAGTGGGATTGCTGACATGGCGTCAAAGCCACAAAACTCCGGTCTTTGGGGCCGCGCCAAGGCTGCTGCCAGAGCCAAGTTTGACGTTTACCCGTCTGCTTATGCCAATGCTTGGGCTTCCAAGTGGTACAAGCAGCACGGCGGTAAATGGTCCGGCGATGACAACCGAGTTAACAAAGCGTCTGGCGGCGGACTTGGAAAATGGTTCGCAGAAGACTGGCGTGATGTGAAAACTGGTGAGGAATGTGGTAGGATTCCCGGTGAAAAGGGCAAAAGGCCATACCCGGCATGTCGCCCTGCCGCTGCTGCCAAATCAATGAGTAGCTCGCAGAAGGAGACAATGGCTAAGAAGAAAACTGGCCCCGCTAGGAAATCTTGGCCTGTATCTCCATCCGGCGTGAAAAAGGAAAGCTGAAATGCAGTACCGCACTATTTCTCTGACCGATGAAGGCCGCAGCGAGGTTATTGCTGTTGATGACTTCCAGACGCCTTTCAACCTTGGTCTGGCGGCAAATATCACGGCTGGCACGCCCACGTTCAGCATCCAGTACTCCTTGGATGATCCTAATGCTGTCGGCTATGACAAGGACACGGCTCTGTGGTTCAGCGTCACCGGTCTTTCCGGTGTCACGGCGGACACCGCTGTTGGCATGACCATTCCTTGCCGCGCCATCAGCATCTACATGGCGACCGGTCAGACGGGCACTGTGGAACTTAAAGTCGTTCAGGCTGGCCCCGCCTAATAGGAGAGCCGGATGACAACCAGCGGGACGTACACGTTCAATCCGTCTTTGGGCGAGCTGACCCTGTATGCGTACAACCTGATCGGTTTGCGCAACACGTCGCTCGTGCAGGAACATATGCAGACGGCCCGCATGGCGACCAACCTGCTTCTGGCGAGGTGGTCTAACCAAGGCGTAAATCTTTGGGCTGTTGATCTTGAAACGGTTCCGCTGGTTCAGGGCACGTCTACTTATAACGTGCCTGCCGACACCGTCATGATCTTGGACGCTTACATCACGATTGCGCAGGGTAATTCTAATACTGACCGTATTATTTTGCCGATCTCGCGCACGGAATATGCGTCCTATCCCAATAAAGAACAGCAGGGCTTTCCAACCACGTATTGGTTTGATCGCCTGCTTGATCCCACGATTACGCTTTGGCCCGTGCCAGATGGCGGCGAGGCAACCACGCTGAAGTACTACCGTGTCAGGCGTCTTCAGGATGCCAATTACACGGCGGGTCAGACGGTTGAAATCCCGTATCTGTGGCTGGAGGCGTTTGCTTACGGTCTTGCCACGAGGCTAGCGCAGGTCTGGTCGCCTGAAAAGGTCCAGATCATGAAGCCGTTTGCTGACGAGGCGTATCAAATCGCTGCGGATCAGAACACTGAGTACGTCTCTCAGTACATCTCTCCGCAAATTCAGGGGTACTTTAGGTGAGGCCACACGGTCGCGCATCGGTAAGCTCTACCAACCCGCGTGCCTTTGGCATCTGCGACCGCTGTGGCTTTTTGTATAATCACCATGAGCTTCAGTGGCAGTTTGACTATCGTGGCGCTGCCCTGATGAACATCCGCATCTTGGTATGCGAGACGTGCCTTGATGTGCCTCAGAATCAGCTTCGGAACATCATCATTCCGGCTGATCCAACGCCCATCATGAACGCCCGTATTCAGGATTATGTCACGGCGGAAACCAATAACCGCTATACATCCAGTCAGGTTTTGCAGGTCTCTGCGGCCTCTGGCACGGGTTCTGTCGCCACGCTGACGTTCCCAGTGCCGTTGTCTCTGACTCCAATTACCGTTGGCAGCACTATTGTGGTGTCTGGCATGGAGCCCGCCACGTACAATGGCACCTATGTTGTCACGGCCTCCAGCAACTCTGGGTCGTACACGGTGTCATTTGCCAGCAATGCCACGGGGAGCATGACGCACGCTGGCTCGGTGGCGATCAACATTGATCCCATTACCGGCCTGCCCATGGGCAACACCCAGAACCGAATCACTCAGAGCAGCCAGAACCGCGTCACCCAGACCACTGGCGAGCCCCCGTTTGGCCTCAATGAAGAGCCGGGCACGAGCCTATTTGTGCCTGACGATATTGGTGGCAATGACCCCGGCTTGCCGTATAATTTCAACCAAGTTCCGAAGACGGGTCCGTTAAATGGCTAACATCCAGATTCCAAACCTTCCCGTTGCCGTGTCTCTGAATGGCACGGAGGAGATGGAACTTGTTCAGTCCGGCGTATCCGTCCGCGCTACGACTCAACAAATTGCTGATTTGCAGGGTGTTGGCCCCACGGGCCCTACGGGTGCTGTTGGTCCGACCGGCCCCACGGGCGTGACTGGCCCGACCGGCCCAACTGGGGCAACTGGTCCTACCGGAACCCCCGGCAACTCAACCAGCTTGTTTCTGTTTCAAGCTAATACGGCTTCCACCAGCGGCTATCCGGGTGATGGATATATCCTCTGGAATAACGCTACCCAAACGTCGGCCACGCAGCTTAACATCAGCCATCTGACCGATAACGGCATTGACGTAGATATTTTTCTCTCGCTGCTGACGATTGGCGAGAGAATTATTGTTCAAGACCAATCGGCCAGCGCCAACTATCAGACGTTCACGATTACTGGTGCGCCGACTTCAGTTAACCCCGGCTCCCCAACTGCTTATTGGACCTATCCTGTCAGCCTTTTCTCGTCTGGCGGCACGGGAACCACTGGATTTTCTTTCGGCCTTCCGCTGTTCTTAGCTCTAATTGTTGGTCAGGCTGGCCCGACCGGCCCGACTGGTAACAATGGCCCGACCGGTCCTACGGGCGTTGGGGGTGCTACCGGCCCTACGGGCGCGACTGGCCCCAGCGGCGGCACGAGCTATACGGAATCACCTACTCCCCCACTAAGCCCGGTGGTTGGCGACCGTTGGCTCGATACTGATTCTGGTATCGAGTACACATGGATTTCTGATGCCAGCGGCGCGCAGTGGGTGGAGATCAACACCTCTGGCTTCATTGGGCCAAGCGGTCCTACGGGTGCGACTGGCCCCACTGGAGCGACCGGTGCTGTTGGCCCTACTGGCCCGACCGGATCGGTTGGCTCCACGGGTCCCACGGGTCCAACCGGCGTTTCTGGCCCGACTGGACCTACGGGTGCGGCTTCTACGGTGGCTGGTCCCACTGGACCTACCGGCCCGACAGGCGTTTCCGGCCCTACCGGCTCTGGAGGTCCAACCGGACCCACTGGCGCGGCTTCTACTGTGGCTGGTCCGACCGGACCTACCGGTGCTACTGGCGCAGTTGGCCCCACCGGCCCCGGCGGCGCGCTTGCCAGCTATGGCTCGTTCTTCAGTGACGTTGACCAGACGGCGACGGTAAACACACCGACGCCGATGACGCTGAACAACACAGCGGGCGCGACTAACATCTCTATCGTGTCAAACTCGCGGATTACGTTTGCTGCGGGCGGCACGTTTGACATTCAGTTCTCCGCTCAATTCCACAACACGGGCGGCGGCGGCTCTGGGCAGACGGTCAACATCTGGTTCCGCAAGAACGGTGTGGACATTCCAAGCTCTGACACCAAACTGACGGTTCCAAGCAATGCGCCGTATGTTGTGGCGGCATGGGATTATCTGGATACGTTCGTAGCGGGCGACTACGTTGAACTGATATGGATGACGGACAACGCCTCCATCATCCTTGAGCATGAGCCGATTGGGGCGCTTAATCCGGCCATCCCGTCTCTCATTGTCAGCGTTATGCAGGTCATGTACCTGCAAGTTGGTCCTACCGGCCCCACGGGCGCGGGAGCTACTGGCCCGACCGGTCCTACAGGCGCTACCGGCAGCGCAGGCATTGATGGCCCCACAGGACCCACCGGCGTAGCGGGCGCATCTGGTCCTACAGGCCCCACGGGAGCCAACGGCATTGATGGGCCTACTGGCCCTACGGGCGTGGCTGGACCTACCGGCCCAACGGGCGCTAATGGTATTGACGGCCCCACAGGGCCCACTGGTGTCGCTGGTCCGACTGGTCCAACTGGCACTGCGGGCGTTGACGGCCCGACCGGGCCAACTGGAACTGCGGGTGTTGCTGGCCCCACGGGCCCAACGGGTGATATTGGACCCACTGGCCCTACGGGAGCCGCTTCTACTGTAGCGGGTCCGACTGGCCCGACCGGTACAGCCGGAACGGCTGGTCCCACGGGTCCTACTGGCCCGACTGGCGTTGCGTCCTACACCCGCACATCCTTCACGGCTACCGGCGGTCAGACGACGTTCTCGGTCACGTATACCGTGGGCTACATTGAGGTCTACGTTAACGGCGTATTCCTAAATGGCTCTGACTATACGGCCACCACGGGCACGGATGTTGTCCTTGCCACGGCGTGTACGGCTGGCGATATTGTTGAGTTTGTCGCCATCTCTGTGAACACGTTCGGCGCTGGCCCGATTGGCCCGACTGGTCCTACGGGCGCGAGCGGCCCCACTGGCTTCTCGCCGCTGGTGGCTAACGACGCGATCATTCTTAACTACACAACGATCTCGGCTAACTACACGATGCCCACTTCTTACAATGGCATCTCTGTCGGCCCGATCACGATTGGCAGCGGGGCGACAGTGACGATTTCCTCGGGACAGCGCTGGGTGGTGATCTGATGAGTACGATTGCTGCGGGAACCACTGGCACAACCGCCCTGCAAAGCACGGGCGACACGACCGGCAATCTGGTTTTCCAGACTAATGGCACCACGACTGCGCTGACGTTAACCAGCGCACAGGCGGCAAACTTTACGGGCGTCGTGTCGGATTCGGCTGGTAAACTGCGCGCTATTCCTCAGTCTGGATCGGCTAAGACCAGCAGCTATACGCTGGCTACCGGTGACGTGGGTGAGTTCATTCAGGTCAGCACCGGCGGCAGCATTGTTATCCCTGACGCGACGTTTTCAACGGGTGACGTGGTGTCGGTGTTCAACAACACGTCTGGCAGCATTACGATCACTTGCACGATCACCACGGCCTACATTGGCGGCACGGACGCTGACAAGGCGACCGTTTCCCTCGCCACGAGAGGTGTCTGCACCATTCTGTTCATCTCTGGCACGGTCTGCGTGATTACGGGGAACGTCTCGTGAGCGGCATCCACCTCGCTCTTCTTGGTAGTCAATTTGGCAATGCAGGAAATGCCCCGCCAACAGTAGAGTATTTGGTTGTTGCAGGTGGTGGGGCCGGTGGAGGAAACGCTGGCGGTGGCGGCGGCGCTGGAGGCATGAGAACAGCGTCCGGGTTTGCTGTTTCATCTGGTTCAGCAATAACCGTTACTGTAGGCGCGGGTGGGGCAATTGGCGCAAGCTTAGGTAGAGGCTCAAGCGGCAGTAATTCTGTTTTTAGTACAATTACATCCACGGGTGGCGGCGGCGGCGGTGCTGGCCGTAGTGGCTCAAACGCGAATGGGCTTGCTGGTGGATCGGGTGGTGGAGCTGGATCAGCAGGGTCGTCAGGGGGCGTTGGAACAAGCGGGGAAGGTAATAATGGTGGGAACCCTTATGATGGAGGCGGTTCCGATGAAAACGGCGGCGGCGGCGGCGGCAAGAATGGGAATGGAGGAAGTGCTTCCTCTAATCAGGCAGGATCAGGTGGTTCTGGGGTTTCTTCTTCTATAAGTGGCGCTTCTGTTAATTATGCAGGTGGTGGCGGCGGTGGCGCTAATGCCGGAAGCGCGGGGAGCGGTGGCTCTGGTGGTGGAGGAGATGGCGGAAGGGCAACTACTGTAGGTCAGGCCGGGACAGCTAATACCGGCGGTGGCGGCGGTGCTGGGGGCGGAAGTGATGTCGCCGCCGGGGCGGGTGGATCGGGCGTCGTAATTGTCCGTTATGCTGACACATACTCAGCCGCGACATCAACAACAGGCTCCCCAACAATCACTGTTTCTGGCGGCTTCCGCATTTATCGCTGGACCGGTAGCGGTTCCATTACGTTCTAGGAGTAAGAAATGCCTGTAACGATAGTTGGCAGCAACACCCCTACCGCTGGCGGGGTTGGCTATGGCGATGGCGCTAATGTTGCCTTCACAGGTGCCGGAACCTCTGGTCAGGTGCTTGTCTCCAATGGCTCCAGCGCGCCCGGCTTCTCGTCTACCATCTCTAGTGCCACTCTTTCTAGCCCGACGCTGACCAATCCAACCGTTAGCGCGTACACGGAAACCGTGGTCGCCCTTGGTACTGTGACAAGTTCTGCGACGATTGCGATCTCGGCTGGCACGGTCATCACGGCGACCCTTACTGCCTCTACGGCCTGCACGTTCACAATGCCGACCGCCACGGCTGGTAAATCATTTGTCCTGCTTCTCAAGCAAGCCGCCAGCACAGGTAATGGCACAGCGACTTTCACTGGTGTAAAATGGCCCACGGCTGGCGCACCGACGATCACCGCTACCGCTGGTAAGATGGACATTTTGACGTTCATCTCTGACGGAACCAACTGGTATGGCACTTACGTTCAGGGGTATACGCCGTAATGTTTGCCGCCAAAAACATGCAGTTTTCTTCTTCTACCGCAGCGGCGGTGAGGTCTTTTACGATCTCCCCGGCTGTAGCGGGGAAATCTACATGGAACTTGGACACTGACGGGCCGTTGACGCTCTCTGCGTATGGGGACTGGACAATTGTGCCGACCGGCACCTTTTCTGCCACGGTAAAAATGTGGGGCGGCGGCGGCGGGCGAGGCAATAACACTGGAGCTACGGGCGGTGGCGGTGGCGCTGCCACGGGAACGGTTTCTTTTACCGGTTCAACAACGCACCTTTTGTCTGTAGGCCAAGGTGGTCAGTACGGTAATCCGTCTGCGGCAGCTTTCAACGGTGGTGGACCCGGCAAAGGAAGCTCGCAAAACGCAGGCGGCGGCGCTGGTTACACTGGCATTTTCCGCAATTCCAAAACCCAAGGCAACGCCGTCCTTATGGCAGGCGGCGGCGGCGGAAATGGATATTCTTTTGGCACCAATCAGGGCAATGGTGGTGCGGGTGGCGGCAGTAGCGGTCAGTCAGGTTATGGGGGTTCTGCGGCGGGTGATGTAAACAATCAAGGGACGCAATCCGCAGGCGGACCTAGCGGCAGCGGATCGGCCTCTAATGGGTCGGCGCTACAGGGTGGTGACGGAACCGGCGGCAGCTATAATGGCGGCGGCGGTGGTGGTTATTTTGGTGGCGGCGCTGGCGGTACTTTTAGCAGTCCAATTAGCACTAACTACGCAGGCGGCGGCGGCGGCTCTGGATACGTAAACAACACTTACGTTACGAGCAGTACCTTGTATACTGGCAACTACGCAACGCCCGGAAACAGCTCTGACGCGCAGCGCGGGACTTCAGGCGCAGGATCAACTTCTCAAGACACCAACGGCAATGATGGCCGCATTTACATTGCGTGAGGGGATAGAATGGCTCACTTTGCACAACTGGACCCTAGCAGCGTCGTTCTTCAGGTAATTGTTGTAAACAACAATGAATTGTTGGACGAGCAAGGAGTTGAGAGCGAGGCTAAAGGTATTGCGTTTTGTCAGTCGCTTTTTGGCCCTGAAACTCTTTGGGCGCAAACCAGCTATAATGCCAATTTCCGCAAAAACTACGCTGGGATTGGGTTTTCATTTGACGCGGTAAGGAACGCCTTTATTCCGCCAAAGCCTTACCCCTCATGGGTTCTCAATGAAGAAACTTGCCAGTGGCAGGCACCTATTCCGTACCCGAATGATGGCAATTCATATTATTGGGATGAATCATCTACGGGTTCTCCAACCTACCAAACGTGGGTTGAGGTAACTTACGAGGTCTAAGATGCCTTCAACGATCAACGCCTCTAATGGAGCTTCAAGCGGCCTGATTTCCACAGGCGACGCTTCTGGCGTGCTTCAGCTTCAGACCAATAACGGCACTACGGCGCTGACGTTGGGAACGGATCAGTCTGCCACGTTTGCCAATAAGGTGACTATCACCGGCACTACGTCGGCGCTTGGTCTGGTTGTGACAAACATGGTGGAGGCGACAACTGTTTCCGCCACGTCAGCAACAGGCACGATCACCTATGACGTGACGACCCAATCCATTCTCTACTATACGGTTAACGCTGCGGCTAATTGGACGATGAATTTCCGCGCCAGCAGCGGGACCAGTCTGGACACGGCTATGGCAACTGGGCAGACCATCACGGTCGTCTTCCTCGCTACCAATGGGCCGACTGCTTACTACAACAGCGCCGTTCAAATTGATGGCTCGTCCGTTACGCCGAAATATCAGGGCGGCACCGCATGGACATCTGGCAACGCTTCCAGCATTGATGCGTACACATACACAATCATCAAGACTGGCTCTGCTACGTTTACCGTGTTGGCTTCTCAGACTAAGTTTGCGTGAGGTAGCTCCATGCCCACCGCAATCAGCTTTGCCGCAGGATCAGCTAGAGGATTTGGGTTTGCAACCCTGTCTGCGGGTGGTTTTTTAGCTCTCTCACACGGTTTGACGCCGTTTGTGAGCGTCTATGCTTTCACTGCGAGTGGATTTGGCTCAAAATATGCAAATCCTGCTACGCTGCCTGCAAGCACAGGCGTGGGCGTTGCTTACAACCACAACTCAACTGTGTTGGCTGTAGCTCATGCAACAACCCCATTTTTAAGCGTGTATCCTTGGTCAGCTGGTGGGTTTGGAGCCAAATATGCCAATCCAGCTACTCTGCCAACAGGCTTAGGCAACGGCGTTGACTTTAACTCTAATAGCTCCGCGATAGCTGTTTCACATGGTGCAACGCCATATATCACCGCTTATCCGTGGTCTTCTGCTGGTTTTGGAACAAAATACGCCAATCCGTCTACGTTGCCGACAGGAACCGGTAATGGCGTAGCTTTTAGTCCTAGCGATGCTGCACTTGCGGTTTCTCATAACGCTTCGCCGTTTATCTCCATATATGCCTTTTCCGGGAGCGGTTTTGGGTCAAAATTTGCGGACCCAGCTACTTTGCCAACAGGAACCGGAAATGGCGTTGCGTTTGCGCCGAACGGCTCTCATGTGGCAGTTGCTCATACTACGACGCCCTTTATCACGGCCTATCCTTGGTCGGGTGGCGGATTCGGAACTAAGTATGCCAATCCTTCAACTTTGCCGACAGGAACGGGTGATAGCGTTGCATTTAACCCAACTAGCACTGTTGTGGCGGTAGGACATGGAACAAACACTTTTGTCTCAGCCTATGCGTGGTCTGGCAGCGGATTCGGAACCAAGTATTCAAACCCCGCCACCCTCCCTACTGGCGAGGGTTTTGGCGTGACGTTTAACGCAGCCGGTACGGCCATTGCGGTTGCCCACGGCACTACGCCATTTGTCACCGCTTATCCTTGGTCCAACGCAACCGGTTTTGGAACTAAGTACGCTAATCCTTCTACACTTCCACCCAGCACTGGCACTAGCGTGTCATTTGGCACAGCTTAACTCTACAATCGGGAGACTGAAATGGTTGACACTGTAGCCGCGCGATCCGCGATCCTTGTAACTGCTCTTGAGGCGCGTGAGCAGGAAGTCCTGCATTATCAGATTAACATTGATAACTACACGCTGGCTCTTGAGCGTATTGCCGCCATGTCCGCGCAGGAACAGTCTGATCTTTCCGCGTTCAAAGATCAGTTGCAGAGCCTTCTGGCGTCTGAAAAGGCGGAACAGAAAAAGGCGCAGATCATGCTTGACGTTATTCGGGCGCAGGTCGGCTGAGTAGCTAGTTCTTTAAGGAGAGATCAATGACGATCCCCCGCGACCTATCCAATCTTGCTCCGGGCGCTAACACGTCTGGCGTTTTGCAGCCGTCTAAAGGCGGGACGGGGGCCACCACTCTGGCGGGGGCTAATATCCCCGTTACCACGGCGAACAACACGTTTACCGGCACTCAGAGCTTCACGGGCACGTCCTCCGCTTTGGCGGCGGTTCTCACTGACGTGGCAGAAAGCATCACGGTTTCCGCTACTGCGGCAACCGGCACGATCAACTACGACGTGACCACGCAGAACGCCCTTTTCTACACCACCAACTCATCCGGCAACTTTACGGTCAATTTCAGAGGTTCGTCTGGCACATCGCTGGACACTCTGATGTCAACCGGCCAGATGATTACCGCAGTGTTTCTCGTGACCAACGGTTCGCCTGCTTACTACAATACGGCTGTGCAGGTGGATGGCTCGTCTGTCACTCCAAAGTGGCAGGGCGGCACCGCGCCAACGAGCGGTAATACGTCATCGGTAGACATCTACACTTACACGATCATCAAGACGGGAAGCGCCACGTTCTCTGTCTTTGCTTCGCAGACTAAATTTGCGTGAGGTGCAAATATGCCCACTATCGTCACGCGAGGCGTAGCATCTGCCAGAGCATTGGGCTTTGCAAGAATAACCGGCAATCCTCCTCCTACGGTTGAATACCTCGTTGTGGCGGGTGGTGGTGGAGCCGGATATGGCGGCGGTGGCGCGGGCGGTTATAGAACTGCCTCTGGGTTTGCTGTAACAAGCGGCTCTGCGATCACCGTTACTGTTGGCGCTGGTGGAAGCGGTAGCACCGGAAGCCCCTCTAATGGTTCAAATTCTGTCTTCAGTTCCATAACAAGTCTTGGTGGCGGTTATGGAGGCTCATCAAACGATTATACTGGTGATACTGGCGGGTCCGGCGGCGGCGGATTTCTTGGTAATGGCAGCGGAGAGGCGAATGGTTCTCCGGGAACGTCAGGACAAGGTAATAGTGGAGGGCGTGGCGGGAGCGATGATGAAACGTACCGCACCGGCGGCGGCGGTGGTGGCGCAGGCGGGAGTGGAACGGATAGCGGCGGCGGCGGGGGTAACGGTGGTAACGGGTCATCGTCTAGCATCACTGGCTCATCCGTAACTTACGCGGGTGGCGGTGGCGGAAACGGCTCCACCTCTGATGGCGCTGGATCAGGCGGCTCTGGCGGTGGCGGCACAAATGGTGGTTCCGGCACGGCAAATACCGGTGGTGGCGGCGGGGCCAATAGTGGAAGTGGCGGCTCTGGGGTGGTTATTATTCGGTATGCCGACACTTATTCTGCCGCGACAGCAACAACCGGGTCGCCTACAATTACTGTTTCTGGCGGGTATCGCATTTACCGTTGGACAGGCTCAGGCAGCATCACGTTCTAGCGAGAAACCATTGGTCGTGGTGGAGGTTTCTGCCCAATATGTTAGTATCCACCAAACTCCTGACCGTGACCGAGGCCACTCATGGCGATTGATTTCCCATCCTCTCCGACCATAGGCCAAACCTACGCTTATGGAGGCAGAACTTGGCTTTGGAACGGTGAGGGCTGGGAAGCCACCACTGCTGCGTATGGTCCGACTGGCCCGACTGGAGCTACCGGTCCTGCTGGTGGCCCTACGGGTCCGACTGGTGGCGTAGGGCCGACAGGACCTACCGGAGACACCGGGGCAGGTGGGCCGACCGGACCCACAGGTGCGGCGGGTACGGTAGGCCCAACAGGACCTACGGGAGACACTGGCGCGGGTGGTCCGACCGGGCCAACGGGGTCTATTGGGTTGACTGGGCCCACGGGTCCGACGGGCGATACGGGGGCAGGCGGTCCTACTGGCCCAACTGGTGACACGGGGCTTACGGGTCCTACGGGACCCACTGGTGACACCGGCGCTGGCGGACCTACTGGACCTACGGGCCTCACCGGCCCAACCGGACCTACCGGGCCGACGACTATTCCTCAGTCTGGTTCCGACAAAACCACTTCCTATACGCTTGTCTCTGGAGATGTTGGTAAGTACATTGGCGTGGGGACCGGCGGGTCTATTGAGATTCCCAACTCTGTGTTTTCCAACGGCGATGTTGTCACGCTGTACAACAACACGTCGGCAGGGATCACGATCACCTGTACGATCACGACAGCGTACATTTCTGGCACGGACACAGATAAAGCGACCATCACTCTGGCCTCCAGAGGTGTAGCCTCTATTCTGTTTGTCAGCGGTACTGCCTGCGTGGTTTCGGGAAGCGTCTCCTAATGGCCGCAGTCCACCAAATCTGTCTTGCGACTCAGACGCCGCTACCGGCCCCGCCAAGCGTGCAATATCTGGTTGTGGCAGGCGGTGGTGGAGCTGGCTCTGACATGGGTGGCGGTGGTGGTGCAGGTGGTTATCGCACGGCCAGCGGCTATTCCGTCACCGGAGGCTCGACGTATACCGTAACCGTTGGCGCGGGTGGCGCACGCGGCGGCTCTACTGGCAAAGGCTCAAACGGGTCTAACTCCGTCTTTGACACCATCACATCTACCGGTGGTGGCGCTGCCACTGGCGGTTTGGATGCTTTTGATGGTTTCGCGTCTAATTCTGGCGGTTCTGGCGGTGGTGGTGGTTCTGATTCTAGCGGTAATCCCGGCGGCGCAACGCCGGGGTCCGGCACTAGCGGTCAGGGCAACTCTGGTGGTTCTGGGTCGGCCTATAATGGTTCTTACAAAGCTGGCGGCGGTGGCGGTGGCGCTGGCGCAGGCGGTCAAGATGGCTACATTGATTCGGCTCCGCGTTATGCGGGCGCGGGCGGCGCGGGTCTGCAAGCCTTTGACGGAAGCTACTACGCTGGCGGTGGCGGCGGCGGTAGCGTGAACGCTCCTAACGGCGGCGCAGGCGGTATTGGTGGCGGTGGCACGGGTAGTGATACTGTTGCCGGAACGGCGGGAACTGCCAATACCGGTGGCGGCGGTGGCGGTGGCACCAATAACGAGTTTGGCGGAAATGGCGGCTCTGGCGTTGTTATTCTCCGTTACGCTGATTCTTATCGTGCAGCCACATCTACAACTGGCTCTCCCACTGTGACTGTTTCTGGTGGGTTCCGAACGTATAAGTGGACATCTTCCGGCAGCATCACATTTTAAAGAACCGCGCCAATGGCAAATGACAAAGCATCAGTTGTTGGTGGTCAAATCCGTCTAGGCCGCGATCCGGCTAACGGCGAACTGCTTATTGGCGATGGTTCTGGTTTCACGCTCGGATCACTAACCGCTGGCACCAACGTCACAATCACTAGCCCGTCTCCGGGTGAGATTGAGATTTCGGCTACTGGCGGGGGTGGTGGCGCTGGCCCGACAGGACCAACTGGTGCTGTTGGACCCACCGGACCTGCGGGCGGCGGCGGTGGTGGTGCAACAGGTCCCACTGGTCCTACGGGTCCGACCGGACCTACTGGAGCAGGGACAACTGGCCCGACAGGTCCGACGGGCTCCATTGGCCCGACTGGTCCGGGTGTGGGTGCAACTGGTCCAACAGGTCCTACAGGTCCGTCTGGCGCTGGTCCTACTGGCCCAACCGGCACTAGCGGCCCGACCGGTCCTACTGGAACGGCTGGTCCAACGGGACCCGGTGTCGGCGCAACTGGTCCTACAGGCCCAACAGGGGCAACCGGTGCTGGCGGCACGGGTCCTACAGGTCCTACAGGGGCTAATGGAATTGATGGCCCGACAGGCCCGACTGGTGCAACTGGTCCTGCCGGTGGTGGCCCAACGGGTCCGACGGGTCCCGCGTCTACGGTAGCGGGCCCGACTGGTCCTACGGGAAGTTCTGGCACTGCTGGTGCCGTTGGCCCAACTGGGCCGACAGGCGCATCAGGTGGTGGCGGTTCCTCATTTTGGGTTAGCGTTGCTGATTATGGGGCTGTCGGTAACGGCTCAACAGATGACACGTCTGCCTTTCAGTCTGCAATCAACTCTCTCGGCGCGGCTGGCGGTACAGTTATCATTCCTGATGGGTTCCGGTGCCGAATCGCTTCCAATCTGACGGTGAAGCCAAATGTGACCCTGAAAGGTCCGTTTAAGTACGTGGGCACCCCCGGCAACAACTCTTCTACGCCCTATGGCAGCGTGTCCGCTATTCTTCTGAGTTCTAGCGCCACCATTGAGCTTCAAGGCGGCGCTGGCGTTGATGGCTGTCTCATCTACCGTTATGGCATGTCATTCCCGGAAAGTAGTTCTTCTGGGTTCTCTGGCACGGCCATTCAAGTTAGCTCCTATGACGATGCGTTTGTCACAGGCTCTATGATCCTTGGCTTCAATCAGGCCATTTACTCCACCAACTCTCAGAGAATCAGAGTGGTGGATGTCTATATTGACTGTAACAACGGTGTGTGGATTGACCAGTGCGCAGACATCTCGCGTCTGGCGCGGGTGCATTGCTGGCCGTTTGTCACCATTGCGGGCGGGGGCGGAACGTCTCGTCTTCAGAGAAGCGGCAACGCTTTTTACTTCACTAATCTCAATGACTGGGGCAAGGTAGTTGACTGCTTCAGCTACGGGTATTTTAGAGGTTATCACGTTAACGGACCTGATGAGATGTCCTTCATCGGGTGTGGTGCTGACAATACACCCGGTGCTTATTCCGGCTCCATTGGGTTCCTTGTCACGGGCAGCAGCACCAATACGACATTGGTTGGCTGTCAAACCGCAGCGCAACAAAACGGATATTACTTCTCAACGTCTGGCAGCAGCCGCATGATTCACTGCGATGCTTGGGGCTGCACAGACAATGGGATTGTTGTCTCCGCTGGCGATGTAGCTATTATGGGTGGCGGCATCCGTTATGTTGGGCCTTATGGTCCGGCGACAGGATTGGCTCGCGTAGGTGGCAACGCATATGTGTGGGGTGTTGGGTTCCAGACAGGCGGAACCATGACGCCGACTTCTGGCACTATTACTACTATGCCTGCGACTTATACATTCTAAACCGGCACTAAGGGGGTCACATGCCGTTTAGCTCTCAGTCTGGCAAAGCCAGCATCAAATGGGTTATGTCCAAAATTCCGCAGCCTGAAACTGCGTTGGACATTGGCGTTGGCGAGGGTACTTACGCCAAGCTATTCCCTAAAATTAAATGGACAGGCGTTGAGATTTGGGAGCCATACGTTGAGAAGTATGGCCTTAATAAGCTGTATCCTGACCTGCATATTTCGGATGCCAGAACGTGGGACACAGATCAGCGCTTTGACGTATGCTTCCTTGGCGATGTTCTTGAACATATGGAGAAGGACGAGGCACAGGCTCTTGTCCGCCGCGCCAAGTGTTGGGCTGCGACTGTCATCATCAGCATCCCTATTGGCAAGTATCCGCAGGGTGAGTTTGAGGGCAACCCCCACGAGGCCCATGTTACTGACAATTGGTCTGACGCCGACGTTAAACTGTGCTTTGGCAAGCCTACGTGGTCTTATATTGACGGTGAGATCGGCGTGTATGTTTACTCGCCGTTTGAGATCAAGTTAACTTACTGCGTCTACGCCATCAGCAAGAATGAGGAACAATTTGTTCAGCGGTTCTGCGAGTCTGCCAAAGAGGCTGATCTTGTCCTCATTGCTGACACTGGAAGCACTGATAGGACGGCTGATCTATCCCGTGAGTGCGGCGCAAAGGTCCACGATATTTACGTCAACCCTTGGCGCTTTGACATCGCTCGCAATGCTGCTCTTGCTCTTATTCCCCGGTCTATTGATATTTGCATATCGCTGGATTTGGACGAGGTTTTAGAGCCGGGCTGGAAAGACAAGATTGAGCGTGTCTGGGTCCCCGGTAAGACTACGAACCTGTGGTACTACTTTGACTGGGGCCACAACATCCGGTTCCCCTATCGCAAAATCCACAGCCGTCACGGCTACCACTGGCACCACCCCTGCCATGAGGATTTGCGGATTGATGGGCGCGTGGAGCATGTCACGGCATGGTGTCCGCACCTGCTCGTGTCACATCACCCGGACCCGACCAAAAGTCGTGGTCAATACATGGAAATGCTGGAGGTGGCTGTCAAAGAGGACGCCACCGATCCGCATCATTATTTCTACTATGCCCGCGAGTTGACGTTCTATCGCCGCTGGGAGGAAGCCAAGAAGGCGTTGACGACCTATCTGGGCATGAACGCCGCCAGCAATCAGAACGAGCGGTGCTACGCCATGCGACTCATGGGTAAGTCCTACGCTGAGACTGGCGACATAGTGCAGGCTGAGAAGTGGTATTACATGGCCGCTGGCGAGGCCCCCAATACCCGCGAGCCGTGGTGCGAGCTTGCCATGCTCATGTATCGCCAGAGTCGTTGGGAGGAGTGCTTCGCCGCCTCCATGCGTGCGCTGAAGATCAAGGATAAACAGCTTGTCTATACCTGTGACCCGGCGGTTTGGGGCTACTGGGCGCACGATCTTGCCAGCATTTCTGCTTGGCGGCTTGGGCTAAAAGACATTGCCCTTGAGCAGGCAAAAATTGCGGCTGAGATGGAGCCTAACGACTTACGTTTGAGACAAAATTTAGAGTATATTCTCAACGCAATTCAGGCGCAGGGGGAGAAAGCGGCATGAAACGGTGGACCCCCAGTCCCTCATAAACTTAGCTGTAGGAATAATCCTTACTGGTCTTGGCTGGTTTGGGCGGCAACTTTGGGATGCCGTCAAAGACTTGCGTAAAGACCTGCATAAGATTGAGTCGGAACTCCCGCGAGTCTACGTCGCCAAGGAGGAGTTCCGGCATGACATCCAAGAAATTAAGCAAATCTGCAATGAGATATTCCGCAAAATAGACGATCTGCGCGACAGAAAGGCAGACAAATGAGCCTCGACGTTGACCGAATCACTAAGTCGGTTGGCGCTGTCACGGCTGTCTTTGCCATGGTTGGCGGGGGTTATACCGCCTCAGATAAGCTTGGCTTGTTCAGAAAGCCGATCCTTGAGTGGTCGGCGGAGCATTTCAGCATTACGGATGGCCCCGCCAATGGTGAGTTTGCCGTGGTGGCAGCGCGCCGAAAGATCAGGGACGATTGCTCGGTTGAGCAGTTCTATCTGGAGGTTCGCGACTCCCGATACATTGTCCACAAAGCTAACCCATCCATAGCCAAGTTTTCTGGTCCAGCTAATGATAAGGTGGATAAGTTTGGCTACACCATAACCATTGAGGATTCCAATAGAGTAGCACCCGGAAGGGCCACTTTGTTGGCTCATATCAGGTACAAATGCCCAGAGGGTGAGGTTCTTCTTAATTACCCGGATCACGCCAATCTGACTTTCAACATCACCAAATAGGAGCTGTGCCATGCGTATGTCTGAAGATGGATTGGCGCTGGTCAAGGAGTTTGAGGGCCTGCGTCTGAAGGCATATAAGTGCCCGGCGGCTGTCTGGACTATTGGCTACGGCCACACTTCTGCGGCTGGCGCGCCCACCGTGAATCCCGGCATGGAGATCACCAAGGAGGAAGCCGAAGCTATCCTCAAGCGTGACATGGTGCAGTACGAGGCCGGTGTCGAGAAGCTCGTCAAAGTGGAGCTTACGCAGGGCCAGTTTGATGCGCTGGTGGACTTTGCCTACAACGCTGGTGTTGGCGCGCTTGCTAAGTCTACGTTGCTGAAGAAGGTTAACGCAGAAAAGTTTGATGAAGTTCCCGCCGAGTTCATGAAATGGACCCGTGGCGGCGGCAAAGAGCTTCCGGGCTTGGTTCGCCGCCGTCGCGCAGAAGTAAAACTCTGGCGCGGTTTGGACACCGAGAAGCCCATTCCGGTGGAAGAAGCTCGTATGGAACCGGATGCTCCGGCACCCAAGAAAAGCATCGTGCAGTCCAAAGAGGCCAATGGCGCTGTCATTGCTGGTGGTGCGGGCGCGATTGCTGTGGTTCAGGAGGTCATGCCTATCGTGAAAGAGGGAGGTGACATCCTGTCTGCCATGAGTACGACAGCTATCGTATGTCTCGTAATTGTTGTGGCTGCGGGCGCTATTTGGTATTTCCGCAAGCAGAGGCTTGACGAGGAGGGGGCATGATTGGGTTTTTGTTCTCGCCCATCGGGCGCTTTGTGTCAGCGGTTGGCGGGGTCCTCCTCGCCATCGCCGCTGTTTATGGCAAAGGCCGGAGAGACGCCCGGCAAAAGCTGGAGGCCGAAGCCAATGCTGATGCTCTTGCACGCACGCAGTCTGCTATTCGGGCTGGCGATAACGCTGCTACTGATTCTGCCCGGCTGCGCGACTCCGACGGCCACCGTCGCGACTAACAAATCTGTCTGCGAGGTTTGGAAGCCAGTCTCGTGGTCCAAGAAAGATACAGACCAGACAATTACGGAAGTTAAGGTCAACAACGCTCGTCGTGAGGGGTGGTGCCACGACGCCAAATAAATGGTATCATGAGCAAAACCGCGAGGCTTGACCGTGACTACAGGTCTTACTTACTCCACTTATAAGACCCAGATTGCGACCTTGGCGGTTGTTTCTGAGACAGATGCCAATTTTTTGACAATCCTGCCTCAGACCATCACCTACGCTGAGAACCGCATTTATCGCGATCTTGATCTTCTCAGCACGGTTACGAGCAACACGTCCTACTCTTTGACCGCTGGCAACAGGAACGTAACGGTTCCTGCGTCTACGTTTGTCACGATCCAAGAGGTGAACGTGCTGCTGCCTGCTGGCGCGGTAGACCCGGAGATCAGCACACGTGTCGCCCTTGTGCCGACGACCAAAGAGTTCCTTAACGTAGTCTATTCCAGCATCAGCGGAGCAGCTACGCCGGAATACTTTGCGATGTTGGATCAGAGCAGCTTTGTTGTTGGTCCATGGCCTGACAACAACTACACGGTAGAGATTGTTGGCACGATCCGTCCTGCCAGCTTGTCGGCTGCTAATACCGAAACATTCATCAGTCTGTATCTGCCTGACCTCTTCATCATGGCAAGCATGATTTACGTGTCTGGCTATCAGCGTAACTTTGGCCGTCAGTCAGATGACCCCGCCATGGCGCAATCTTATGAAACGCAGTACCAAGCTCTTCTGAAGGGCGCGACTGTTGAAGAGTACCGCAAGAAGTTCCAGTCTAGTGGTTGGTCTTCTATGTCGCCTGCTGTTGTTGCAACGCCTTCTCGGGGATAATAAATGCCCCACGCTTCACTAAAGCTAGTTCCCGGCGTTGATCAGAACAAAACACCCGCTTTGAATGAGGCGGGTATTTCTGAATCAAATCTGATCCGGTTCATTCCTGACAGGAACGGCCTTGGTCTGGTTCAGAAACTTGGCGGCTGGACACAGTTCTATCCCAACCCGATTGAAAGCCCTGTCCGCGCGCTTCATGCGTGGCAAGGTCTTAGCACGGACACGTATCTGGCAATCGGTGCCGAAGAATCTCTGTCGGTCTTGACTCCAGTTACGTCTACTACACGCAACCGGAAAGACATCACTCCGCAGACGACCGATAGCACAACGTCTGTGTCTTTCACGACGACGACCGGCGCTAACGGTTATATCGTGAATGTGGATGATACTGCCAGTAACATTGATAACTATGACTCTGTTTGGATTAAAACACAGGTGTCCGTTGGTGGCTTGATCCTGTTTGGCGTTTATCAATGCTATGCAGTTAGTGCTAATCAGTTTCAGATTTATGCTCGGGACAAACTTGGCAATCTTGAATATGCCACTTCTGCGGTTGCTGCTGGCGGTTCACTAGCGCAGTTTGCTACGACTAGTGGCTCTGCGAGCGTTACTGTAACCTTGAACAATCATGGCTACGTAGACGGGGGGTTCTTCCCCGTGCTGGTTGCGACGACCGTTGGCGGAATTACGTTCTCCGGCGTTTATGAAGTCTTTAACGCAACCACTAATACGTTCACGATTACCGCCAACAACACAGCTACAGCTACGACAACTGGATATATGAACGGCGGAAACGCTCAGTTCACATATTTCAACGGTGTCGGGCCACTGGCGGGCGGAACCGGTTACGGTGTTTTGGGTTATGGCCGTGGTGGTTATGGCACTGGAACGCCGCAGCCTGCGGGAACAGGAACGCCTATCACGGCTACTGATTGGTCCTTGGACAACTGGGGCGAGACGTTACTCTCATGCCCAGCAGGCGGAGCAATCTATTACTGGTCGCCTACATCCGGCAATCCTATTGGCGTCATTATTCCAAATGCCCCGCCAGTAAATGATGGCATGTTTGTCGCGATGCCTCAGCGTCAGGCAATCGCATGGGGTTCCACGTTTGATGGCGTGCAAGACCCCCTTTTGATCCGCTGGTCAGATGTCGGTAACTTTAATCAGTGGATTGGCTTGGTTGAGAATCAGGCCGGTTCATACCGCATACCCAAAGGCTCCAAGATTGTGTCCTGTATTCAAGGCCCTCAACAGGGTCTTGTTTGGACGGACCTTTCTGTTTGGGCGATGCAATATATTGGCTACCCGGATGTGTACGGGTTTAACGAGATTGGAACGGGCTGCGGTCTGATCTCTCGCAAAGCCTGCGCGTCCATGAACGGCGTGGTTTACTGGATGAGCCAAAGCCAGTTCTTCCGGCTGGCTGGTTCTGGTCCTGAGCCTATTCCGTGCCCCGTCTGGGACGTAATCTTCCAAGACTTGGACACAGACAATTTGGACAAGATTAGAATCGCTCCAAATAGCCGGTTCGGTGAAATCTCTTGGTTCTATCCCACTGTCGGCAATGGCGGAGAAATTAGCCATTACGTTAAGTACAATATCTATCTGAACAGTTGGGACTTTGGCACGTTGCAGCGGACGGCTTGGATTAACCAGTCCGTCCTTGGACCGCCTATCGGCGCGGGTCTTCTGCCGGGAGGCGCTGATCCGTTCATTGTACAGCATGAGACATCTACAAACGCTGTTAATGCTGGCAATGAATCGGTAGCCATGAACTCGTACTTCCAGACTGGTTACTTCCAGCTTCAGGACGGCGATCTGCTGACATTCATTGACCAATGGTGGCCCGACGCTAAGTGGGGCTACTACGGCAGTCAGGATCAGGGAGCAGAATTGCTGCTGACATTTTATGTCACGCAATATGCCGGTGACACGCCTATCGCCTATGGCCCGTTCACGCTGACTGAAGCAACGCAGTATGTAACACCCCGACTGCGCGGACGTTTGGTGTCCATGAAGATTGAAAGCAACGACATCAACACGTTCTGGCGTATCGGCAATATGCGCTATCGCTGGCAACCTGACGGGAAGTTCTGATGGCCTCGTTAGACGACATTCTCACTACTCAGAAGAATGGTGTTGTCGCCATCAACAACCTTAACAATACATATCGTATTGAGGTTGGCACAAATACGTCTGACACGGTGACTGCTGACTCTCTAGTGATTGCAGGTCGCGGCAAGATCATCAACATCTCGGTTGTAGTGGCTGGAAGCAGCAATGGCGTGATTTATAACGCCAGCGCCAACATTGCAGGTCTGCTGACTAACGCTTCTCGGCTGCTTGCCATACCGAATACTATTGGCGTGTTTCCCGCCGGGGTTTTGTTCACAAACGGGATTGTGATTTCTCCCGGTACTGGGCAGGCCGTCAACGTAACTTATGCGCTGGGGTAAGCCATGCCACTGAAAAAAGGTTCATCCCAAAAAACAGTTAGCTCCAACATCTCGGAGCTTGTTCACTCGGGCAAGCCGCAGAAGCAGGCTGTTGCAATAGCTTTGAATGTTGCTCGGGAGAGTCGCGCCAAGAGAGCGTTTGGTGGCAACGTCACGACTACAGAAAAGGTCCATGTTGGCCCGATCCACTCTCCGGTCGCTGGCCGCACTGACCATCTGCCTATGCACGTTCACTCTGGATCGTATGTCATCCCGGCTGACATCATCTCGGCCATGGGTGAAGGCAATACGATGGCAGGTTTTAAGGTTGCCAATGAACTATTCGGGCCTGAGCAGGGTATTCCATTGGCGAGGGCAAAAGGGGGAGAGACTGGTGAGATTGTTCCAATCATAGCGGCAGGCGGTGAATATGTGATTCACCCGGACGACGTAACGCGAATTGGCAACGGGACCTTGGATGAGGGGCACAAGGTTCTGGACCACTTTGTGAAAAAGATGCGGGCCAAGACGGTCCAAACCTTGAAGAATTTACCCGGCCCCGCTAAGGACTAGCTTATGTCTGAAGATATTGGCATCAGGGTTGGCACGCCGGAGGACGTAGATGCGATCATGGAGATCGCTCTGTCGGCGTGTGAAGAAAATGGGTTTGTTGACCCCAATCCTGCAAAGCTTCTGGGTGAAATCTGGCCCGCGCTTAATCTGGAAAAGGGCCTGATCGGAATTATTGGCGATCCCGGTGGCAAGGCAGAAGGAGCAGTTCTTCTGCGAATTGGATCAATGTGGTATAGTGATAAAGAGGTGCTTGAGGAGAAGGCTATCTTTATTCACCCCGACTACCGCAGCGCTAAAGGGGGCAGGGCGCGTCGGCTTTGTCAGTTTTCTAAACAGGTAGCCGACAGTCTTGGCATCCCGCTTATTATTGGGGTGCTGTCTAACAACAGGACCGAAGCCAAGGTCCGCCTTTATGAGCGTCAGTTTGGTAAGCCAAGCGGTGCGTTCTTCCTTTACAATGCCCGTACTGGCGGGTTCAGGGCTGCTGCGGAGTAACTGGAATGGGTGGAAAGACCGCTACAACTACGCAATCGGTCAAAATCCCTGAAGAGGTGATGGCCCGATATAATGCGGTCAATGCCCGCGCTGAAGAAGTGGCAAAACAGCCCTTTCAGCAATATCAGGGGCAGTTTGTAGCTCCACTCACCCAGACACAGCAGGCAGGTATTGCCGGGACTTCCGCCGCAGCAGGAATGGCCCAGCCGTACTATCAAGGAGCTACGCAGCAGCTTCTTGGCGCACAGCAGGCAGCGACTCCTCTCTACTATGGCGCGCTTGGCACCGCTGGCGGGGCCGCAGAACAGGCTCAGAACCTCTACGGTTCAGCTCTTGGCGGCATTAATCAGGCTCAGAGAGCAGGTCAATCCATCACTGGCGCGGCCATGCAGCCGATCATGGGAGCCCAGCAGGCTTCTGCGCCCCTAATGGGTGCCGCCGCTGGTTTGACCGGGGCTGGTCTTTCTGCTGCACAGCCGTACATGGGCGCTGCTGGTGGCTATCTGGCTGGTGGCACGCAGGGGATTGCTCCGGGTGCGCTTACTGGTCAGGAAATCAACCAGTATATGTCGCCTTATATGTCTAATGTGATTGGAGCCCAGCAGGCGCTTCAGGCACAAGAGAACGCAGCGCAGCGTGCCGCTCTATCCAGCCAGCAGATTGGACGCGGTTCCTTTGGTGGTGAACGGGCTGGTCTGGGTCAGGCCAATCTGGCTAGACAGCAAAGCCTCGCCAATCAGGCGACTCTCGCCAACCTGCTTCAGTCTGGATACGGGCAGGCCCTTGGCACAGCCCAACAGCAGCAGGCGCAGCAGCTTGCGGCGGAACAGGCGAATCGCGCGGCCATGCAGTTCGGCGTGCAGGCCGCTGGCAATCTGGGTCAACAGGCTTTCGCGCAGAACCTTGCTGCGGGTCAACAGCTTGCCAATCTCGGTCAGTCTGCATTTGGGCAGAACATTGCTCAAGGCCAAGCTCTTGCTGGTCTTGGTCAGCAGCAGTACGCTCAGGGTCTTGGCGCTGCTCAGGCGCAGGCTGGCATCGGCCAAAACATTTATGGCATGGGCGCGCAGCAGGCGGCGCTTCAGCAGGGCGTTGGGCAGGGCCTTTATGGCATGGGCGCTCAAACCGCTCAGTCCTTGGCGGGGCTTGGCGCGGGTGCGCAGCAGGCCGCGTTGCAGGGTGCGCAGGCTCAGATTGGCGCTGGCACGCTGGAGCAGCAGACTCAGCAGGCCGACGCTACGGCTCGCTATCAGCAGTTCCTTCAGGAGCGTGGGTATCCGTTCCAAGTGGCGCAGTTCCTTGCGAACATCGCCATGGGCACGGGCGCACTGTCTGGCAGCACCACCACCACGCAGCAGCCTGCTCCGTTCTTCTCTGACGTGCGACTCAAGGATGATGTTGAGCCCGTCGGTGAGCTTTATGACGGCCAGAAGGTCTATCGCTACAGCATGGGTGATGGGCCCAAGCAGCTTGGTCTGCTGGCTCAAGAAGTTGAAGGCGTGCGCCCGGATGCTGTTGGCGAGGCTTCAGGCTTCAAGACCGTTGACTATGACCGCGCTACTGAACAGGCGGCTGGCCTTGGCGCTGCGGCATCCATGGGTGGCGCTGTCACCCAGCCGGGCGCTTATGCTGCGGGCGGTCTGGTAGACGGCGACGATCTCAAGGCTATTCTTGCTGCGCAGGCGCAGTCGTTCGGTCCATTTGGCGGCGCTGGCATGTATGGCGGCAGTGCGCAGGGCGCTCCGTTTGGCGGCGTTAAGGGCTTTGTGCCGGATGCCAAATTGCCGGTCGCCAAACTTGCGACGGCTGGTAATGCGCCTGCCCAGCGCCAGTCTGGTCTTGGTGAAGCCGTTCAGACTGGCAAATCTATTGCTGACCTTGGCAAGATGGCAAAGACTGGCCTTGTTGGGTCCGAAGCCACCAAGGACAATCCCAAGGGTGACGCTGGACTGTTTGGTTCTGGCGGCAAGTTCTCGTCCGAAGACAATCTCTTCACTCGCGGCAAAGAGTTTTTGGGTTTCTCCTACGGCGGACTGGTGCCGCGTGATGGCTATGCCACCGCAGGTTCGGTGAACCCTTATGAGAAGACTGAGGACCCGCTTGAGAATGTGCTTGAAGAGCAGAGCAAGAATGACATTGAGCCGATTAAGCCCGGTCAAATGCCTGCTCCTCCCAAGTCTGCGATGAGTGACATCTTAGACATGGGTAAATTGGCAATGGCCGCATATTCCATGTCGGATGCTCGCTTGAAAGATAATATCCGACCCGTGGGCGAGACGTATGACGGCCAGAACATCTATGCCTATGACATGGGTGATGGTCGCACCCGCATTGGCTTGATGGCGCAGGAAGTCATGAAGCGTCATCCTGAAGCGGTTGGTGAGCGCAACGGGTATCTGACGCTGGACTACGACAGAGCGACTGGCGAGGCTACGCCGTATGCTTACGGCGGTCTGGTCCCGCGCCAAAGGTACGCCACTGAGGGCGCTGTTGAGGAAGAGCCCGCGTTTGACATTGAGAAAGCCAAGGGCGCGATTGCCTCTATTGAGAGCAGGGGTCAAGCCGCGCCATATGAGGCCCTTGGCCCTGTGACAAAACGCGGCGACCGTGCCTACGGCAAATATCAGGTCATGGGAGCTAACATTCCGTCGTGGACGGAAGAGGCCCTTGGCAAGCGTCTGACGCCGGAAGAGTTTGTGAAAAACCCTGACGCTCAAGAGAAGGTGTTTGAGCATCACTTTGGGAAAGCCGTTAAACAATACGGCAATCCTTATGATGC